GGCAGTCTAAGACCAGCGTGCGCACATTGCAACTACTCAAGGGGGGCGATATATGGCAACAAAAAAAGGAAAGCCATCAAAAACAGCCGCAAGTGGTAAATCTAAAATACATGGCTTGCATACAGCTGCAATGATTGATGCCCTCAAGGGGCGCAAAGACATTGACTGGGTAAAACAAGAGATGTTGATGGGTCTATCGCGGGCATGGGATTACATTGAGAGGACTGGTGAAAATACGCACACCATCCCATCTATCTCCAGAGAGCTTAGAGAGATTTGGGATTTTTGTGGACTACCAGAGCAAGATGACATTTTTAAGTAACTGCCCGCCAAGATGGGCATCAGCTAGAGATGAGCAATCTGCTACAGATGGCGACAAGATGGCTCAAGTAGCTCAGATCTTGGGGTTTGATCTTTTTGCCTGGCAACAGTATGTAAGTGATGTAGGTTTAGAAAAAGATGAGCAAGGCATCTATAAGTACCGCACAGTAGCGGCGCAAGTAAGCCGGCAATCCGGTAAGTCAAAACTTATAGAGACAAGGATTGCTTTAGAATTATTGCAACCCAAAAGACATGTTGCCTACACCGCGCAAGATAGGAATATGGCAAAGGTCAAGTGGGAAGAGCATTTACTAAGTTTCATGATGTCACCTAGATTTGCCAAAAGAATTGCAAGAGTATCTAAGACTAATGGCAATGAAAAGATCTATATGCGCAATGGATCTACCTATGGGATTGTCACACCCAATGACAAAGGTGCCCGCGGTTTAAGTCTTAACTTAATGGTTATTGATGAGGCTTTGACACATCCTCTGTCTTTGATTGCAAACCTACAACCAACCTTGGCTACTAAGCGCAATGGTCAATTGTGGATCATGTCTAATGCTGGAAGACCTGGTGAGTCAGAATTATTAGAGCATTACCGCGAACTAGGCCATAGAGAGATTGCAGAGCCAAGCAACAAATTAGCTTGGTTTGAATGGTCACCTCTTACAGATGATTTTGATTATATGGATGAGCGGGTCTGGTACCAAGCAATACCATCCTTACATGAAGCCAAAGGTGTTTTGATTGAAGCTGTTAAAGAGGCCGCTCAAACAAACAGCCCGGAGATCTTTACCAAAGAGTGGTTAAATGTTTGGCCGGCCAAGGATGCAGTACAGGTTATAAATACTGAGCTTTGGGATAGTTTGGCTAGGACTGATATTACGCTTGGCGATCAAGTAGTCTTTGGCGTAGATATATCAAGAGAGCGCGACAAAGCCTCAATTGCAGTATCTGGGCTAGTCAGAGATTACACACCCATTGAATTGATTGAGTGTAAAGAGGGTACCTCTTGGGTCTTGCCTAAGATTGTTGAATTGTGCAAGAAGTACAAAACCAAGGTGGTCATAGATACCGGATCACCAGCTGCATCTTTAATACTTGAATTACAAAAGCAAGAGATTGGTGTCATGGCCATACACTTGCGCGATTACGCAAGAGCTTGCGGATCCTTTTATGATGCAGTGCAGGCTAAAACAATTTGTCATATAGATGACCCTAACCTGAGAGTGGCCATCTTAGGATCAACCAAAAGACCACTTGGAGACTCTTGGGCTTGGAATAGATCAAGTACAACAAACATCACGCCTTTAGTAGCGGCAACACTGGCACGCTATGGAGTAGTGACAAAGACAGAGGATAAGCCGGTGGCTAGGAGTAAGATGTACTAATGAAATATCTACCATCAATCTTGCAGATAGTAGGTGCAGCACTTTTGGTTGCAGGTGTCGCATCATATAATTTAGTTTTAGGAGTAATATTAGGCGGCGCGTTTTTAATTACTTTTGGCATTGCTTTGGAAATTAGAGGTAAATAATGCTGGGCAAGCTTCTTAAAAGACAGATCCAACCCGGTCTTGTTTATACCAGTCAAGGTTATGTGGACTCACTTGGGCGAGTAGGTAGATTTTTTGAGGGCAATTGGGCAGGTGCCTATGTTGATGATCGTACTGCTCTTGGCATACCTGCAATCTATCGCGGTGTATCTTTAATTTCAGATGCTGTTGGGGCTTTAGAATTTTGCGCTTATCGTAATGACAGAGAAGTAAAACCTACCCCAACAATATTAGCAAGACCTAATCCAGCAGAGACTAGAATGGAAACAATCTCTGCTATGGCTGCAAGTTTAATTATGCATGGTAATTATTTAGCAGTGTTAGGTGAACCTGGTGCCAATGGATTGCCAGACAGTATTTACCCAGTAGCAGCTGATCGCGTGCAAGTAAGTAGAGACAAAGGTCGCATCATCTATAAGATTGATGAAAAAGTTTATGACAAGTCAGAAATCTTACACATTAAAAATTTTACAATGCCAGGTGATTTAGTTGGCAGAGGTATTTTGGCAATAGCAAAACAAGCTCTTGGTAAAGAGATTGCAATTAGTGAATATGCAGCCAAGTATTTTGATGGTGGTGTAAATCCAACAGCAGTTATCAAATCACAAAACCCAGATCTATCCTCTGAGGAAGCTGATGCTTTAAAGACTGCATGGATGTCTATGTACTCATCACGCAACCGCGCACCAGTAGTGATGAACTCATCTACAGATTTTGAAGTATTAAGTAGTAATGCTGCTGAGTCGCAATTAGTTGAAGCGCAAACAGCAGGCTTGACTGAGGCGGCCAACATCCTAGGGTTGCCGCCTTACTACTTAGGCGCACCTAATGCATCACGCACTTACTCAAATGTTGAGGAAGAAAATTTACAATTGATCAAATGGTCTATCCAACCAATTGCAGAGCGCATTGAGGCAGCCTTCTCTGATCTTTTAGTAAGAGGTCAATATGCAAGATTTAAATATGAGTCATTATTAAAGACAGATACTCTCAATAGATATAATGCTTATGCAGTAGCTTTGACAAATGGATTTTTAACAGTTGATGAAGTCAGAGATAAAGAAAATTTGGAAGGTATGGATTATGAAGATGAAGAGACAGATGTTGCAGTTGATACAACACAGACCCAAGTAGAGGTGCCTGGATATGAAGAATGAAGTAGAAAATAGACAATACACAGTTGAGTTTGAGTTAAGACTAGCTGGTGGTGATGGGCGCACTATCTATGGCATTGCGGTGCCTTATGAAAAAGAGCAAAGGATTAGTAGCACTCTGACTGAGATATTTAGAAAAGGTGTCTTTGCAGATGTGATCCGCGCACCTCATAGAGTCAAACTTTTAAGAGGTCATGGCGAGAATAATGTTTTAGGTAGAGCCACTTTACTCAAAGAGACAGATGAAGGTCTTTATGCAGAGTTTCGCATCTCAAAAACAAGAGAGGGTGATGAAGCTTTAGAGTTGGTTAAAGATGGTGCATTAGATCAATTATCAATTGGTTTTATGCCAATCAAAAACCGCAAAAGACCAGATGGGGTTATGGAGAGAATTAAGGCACATTTAGCTGAGGTATCACTTGTCACCTTTGGTGCTTATGGAGACATGGCTGCAATTGCAGGCGTGCGCGAGGGTGAGCCTTTATTGACACCTAGAGCTGATGAGGCAAGGAAGATTTTAAATGCCATACAGCATAGTAAATGATCACCCAGATTGTGAAGGGTTTGCGGTTGTAAAAGACTCAGATAATGAGTTATTAGGTTGCCATAAAACAAAAGCGCAAGCGCAAGAGCAATTGAACGCAATCAACATTGCAGAGTTTGGCACTAGAGAATTGCCACAGAATTACCGCCCAGCCTCAAGTGAAGATGTGCCAGAGGGTCGCAATTGTGCAAACTGTTACTTTTATGAGGCCGGATATTGTGAGCTTTGGGATGCCAATGTAAAGGCAAACTATTACTGCAACAGGTGGGCTGTTATGAATGAAGAGTCAAGAGCTGAGGGTTTTAGTCCAACACAGGCTATGAAAACAGAGGCGCAAAGAGGTTTGGATTGGCGCAGAGAGTTTGGCAGAGGTGGTACAGAGATTGGTATTGCTAGAGCAAGAGATATTGTTAGTGGCAAAAATCTACCTCTTGAGACAGTAAATAGGATGGTTTCATTTTTTGCAAGACATGAAGTAGATAAAGAGGCTGAGGGTTTTAGTCCGGGTGAAGAGGGTTATCCAAGCAATGGCAGAATTGCCTGGGCTTTATGGGGTGGTGATGCCGGTAAATCATGGGCAGATAAAATTGCCAATCAAAATAGAGATGATGAAGAGGATGAAAGACCGCGTTACAAATCAGCGGTTGAGTTGCTAAAAGCCTTAAAAAAAGATATATAATACAAACAGTAGAACACCTGACCCTTTTTAAGAGCGTGTCACACCTTCTCAAACAAACCAATCTATAGGAGAAATATGTCTAATGCATTTCTTGCTTCTTTAAGAGAGAAGCGTGAGTCAAAGACTGCTCTTATTCAATCCACCTTAGATCGCGCTGCTGAGGAAGTACGCGATCTGACAGAGGTAGAGCTTGCCAATGTAGAGGCACTAAACCTTGAGATCAAAAAGTTGGATGAAAGAATTGAGCAGATGTCAGATATTGAAATCCGCAACCAAAAGGCAGCAGAGTTAGCTGCAAAGGTTGATATTAAAGTTGATGCTAAGAAGGAAGTTCGCGCTGGTGGCTTTACAGTTGCAAGCGAAGAGCTGACTTACTCAGCACGCGGAGAGTATGACTTTTTGACAGATGCGCTAAAAGCGCAATTTAAAACAGATGGTGATGCGCAAGAGCGTATCTCACGCCATCAGAGAGAGATGGCGATTGAAAAACGCGCAGTCTCAACCTCAAGCTTTGCAGGTCTTGTAGTACCACAGTATTTGGTGGATCTATATGCACCTTTGGCACGCGCTGGTCGCCCATTCGCAGATGCCGCACGCAAACACACATTGCCAGCCCAAGGTATGTCAGTTGTAATTTCAAAGATTAACACTGGTACTACAGTGGCATATCAGACATCACAAAACACAGCAGCAGTATCTCAAGACATTGCAGATACCACACTGACTGTTGATGTTAATACCATTGCAGGACAACAATCAGTATCTAAGCAAGCATTATTGCGCGGATACAATATTGAGCAGATTGTATTAGGCGATCTCATCCGCGCCTATCACACCAAGCTTGATAATGCTTTGTTAAATGGCACAGGATCCAATGGACAACCAGAGGGCTTGATCACCATGACTACCGGTATCTTGGTTACTTACACAGCTACCACAGGTACAGTTGCGGGTGTTTTCCCTAAGATTGCAGATGCGATCCAGTCAGTGCAAAGCAATTTGTTTGTCAATCCAAATGCAATCATTATGCACCCACGCCGCCTAGGATTTTTCCTAGCTGGTGTTGATAGTCAAAACCGCCCACTGGTAGTACCTACCGCCAACAATCCAGTTAATGCTATTGGTGTTGGTAATGGCACTCCTACTTATGGACAAAGTGGCTATCAGATACTTGGCTTGCCAATTATTGTTGATGCGAATATTGCAACAAATGTTGGCGCAGGCACAAACCAAGACACAATCTTTGTGGTTGATCTTAATGAGTGTCACCTATGGGAAGAGGCATCAGCCCCTACCTATGTGACCTTTGAAGAGCCTAATGGCAAGGTCGCAATCAACATTGTCATGTTTGGAATGTCAGCCTTCACCGGACAAAGGTACCCAAAAGCCATTGCACAAATAAATGGCACCGGTTTGGCGACCCCAAGCTTCTAGCCATAAATTTCTAAGCCCCCTACCCTTCCAGGGGGCTTAGATCCCAAAAAGGATTGGTGTCAAATGGCAATAACAAATGGTTATGCAACACTCACACAGATCAAAAACTATCTGTCAATCTCTGACAGCACTGATAATGATCTATTGGAGGATTTGATTGAGTCAGCATCCCGCTCAATTGATCGTATAGCCAACCGCAGATTTTATGCAGATGCAGCAGCTACAGCTAGACAATACAGAGCCTACTCAGATGTCTTTGTGTATGTTGATGACATATCAACCACCACCAGCCTTGTTGTAGCAGTAGATGAAAATGGCAATGGTACTTATAGCAAGACTTTAACTTTGAACACAGATTTTATTATGGATCCACTCACTGCCTCAGCTCTTGGCAGACCATTCACACAATTGACTATGGTTTCAAATACAGAGCAATGGCCTATATTCCCAGGCTTAACACAAAATGGTTTAAGGCCAGGTGTACAGGTAACCGCTAAATGGGGCTGGCCAAGTGTGCCAGATGATGTGACTGTTGCCTGCCTGATGCTTACAGCAGATCTTTACAAACGCAAAGATGCACCAGGCGGTGTATTAGGACTTGGGGATCTTGGCGTAATCCGCATGTCACCAGTTGGCAGAGATGTAGCACAAATTGTAAGAGTCTATAAAAAGATACCTATAGCCTAATGGTGCCAAGTACAGTAAGGACAAACCTCAAGACAGCTCTTACTAGCATTTCAGGTTTGCGTGTGATGGATTATGTGGCGGACTCTACAAATGTGCCAACCAATAATGCTTTTGCAGTTGTAGGTCAATTATCTATGAATTATGACTTTACATTATCCAGAGGATTTGATCAGGCTACCTGCAACATCATTGTCATGGTGGGTAGGATGAGTGAGAAAGATGGACAATCAAGATTGGATGGGCTGCTTAGCTCATCCGGTTCAACCTCAATCAAAGCCGCAATTGAGGCTGATAAAACACTAAGCGGTGCAGTGCAAACTTTAAGAGTTGTGTCTGCATCACCAGGCACAATAACTTCCGCTAATATTGACTACCTAAGTTATCAGTATTCAGTGGAATTGATAGGTTAGCGAAAGGAAAAATATGGCCATATTTATGGGTAACAAGGTTACTGTTATTGCAGGATCTACTACCATCAGCGATCATGTCAGCACTGTTAGTTTAAACCGCGAGGTTGAGGCAGTGACTATCACAGCTATGAATGACACAGTACAAAATATGATTGGTGGAGTAGAGGTAAGCTCAGTATCGTTGGAAGTATTTAACGATTTTGCAGCTTCTTCAGTCAATAGTATTTTTGAAGATGCTATTGGTAGCAAACTTGCAATCAAATTAATCCCAGTTACCGGAACAGTGACCGCAACTAACCCTAGTTACAGCATGTCATGTTTGATCACCCAATGGACACCCATTTCAGGATCAACAGATGGTGCTGCCACAGCTAGTGTTACGCTTCCAGTCACAGCTATAACTAAATCAACTAGCGCGTAAAAGAAAAGGGAAGGTATGCACATAATTGAGATAACAAAAAAAGACGGCAAGAAGATCACTTATGAACTTACGCCATCAGTCAAGGTCGCTTTTGAAGCGGAGTTTAAGACAGGATGGCGTAAGAGATTAGGCGAGATGCAATTAGAGTCAGATCTTTGGTGGTTTGCTCATGCTTTAGAAAAAGCTGCTGGCAAAACAGATAAAGATTTTGGTGATGATTACATAAACCAATATGTAGATGTGGATCTTTTGTACGAACCAAAAAATGGTTAGACCGGCATGGACAGATCTGGGAGGTCGCATCTATGTCGGTGGCTACAGGGATCAGCCCTAAAGATCTTTTAGAGGTTGATCCGGCAATCTACCTTGCCATTAAAGCGATCTTGCAAGAAAGAGCAAAAGAAACTAAGACAATGAGGCGCAGGTAATGGTCAGATTTGATGTAAATGAAGCAATCTATGTAAAAAATTTTGATGCCATTGTCGCACGCTTAAAAGAGATGGATGAAAAACTGGCCAAAAAATTCAGACAAGAATTAAAAAAGGCGGTCAGACCAGTACAGCGCAAAGCTCAAAGTTTTGTACCAGCGCAAGTATTTCCAGGATGGAGAGATACAAAACCTTACTACCCAACAAATTGGGGCTGGGCATACGATACTGATCACAGGGGTAGGACTTATGGCAAGACAAATGAGTCTAGGTGGCAATGGTCGCAAGAGGAAGCTGTTAAAGGCATATTTGTAACAGAGGCAAAAACAAAAGTACAAAGAATTAAAGGTGCTGAGTTTGGCGTATCTGCCTTGTCATTACAGAGCAGATCAGTACCAGGTATTATCTATGAATTAGCAGGTTTTGGAACTGCAAAAAGTAAAGGCAAAACCAAAAGAGTTAGCCGCAATAAAAATGCAAGTGAAGGATTTATTAACAAAATTGGCAAAGCGGATAGACCAAGATT